CGATCTATCCTGGGTAATGTTCTGGACTATGCCCACAAAGCTCAGTATGAGGCTCTGATGGTAGGGCATGAGTTCCAGGAGCCGTTTGGTGATGATGTGTCAGATACTCTGAATGACATCCTGAAACAGTTTGGTGCTGGTGGTATGAGTACCCAGACCATGCTGGAGCTCTCTTACCTGATCAAGGATGCTAAGAAAGAGTATGAGCTGATCAAGGCAGAACAGCTGGAAAAGATGGAGCAACAGATCAAGCAGCAGCAGGAGCTGAATAAGATAGATGTTTTCGGACAGGGAGAGTAAGCTATGCCAAAGATAAGACGATTACAAAACACTGGGCTTTATTATTTCATTTGCCCAGCCTGTAAGACACCGCATGAGATAGGTACTGATCCACGTGATCAGTTTCCTGTATGGGAGTTTAACAAAGATCTGGAGAAACCCACTATCAGACCGTCTATAGCTGTAGAGAGTAGCTATAGGGGAGAGCGTACCTACTGCCACTCTTACGTGACTGATGGTAAAATAAAGTTCCTGGATGATTGCACCCATGAGCTGAAAGGTCAGACAGTGGATCTGCCAGACGTAACAAAAAAGTTTGAACTATGAAAGTAATTAAGAAGATCTGGGAATGGGTGCGCACAGATGGGCTGTTACACATAGCCTGTAGTGCGCTGATCCTGGATGTGCTAAAGAACTGGATGCCTCTGTGGGCTGCAATTCTGGTTGTGGTGATCATTGGCATTGGTAAGGAACTCTATGATAGGAAACATGAGGGCACACCAGAGCTACATGATCTTATCTGTGATGCCATTGGTATTGTTATTGGTAGTCTGATCTGAGGAGTATGGCAAAGGGAAAGTATCTGAGTGGTAAGGCTCTCCAGCAGGCTCTCTTTCAACGGACAGAGGGCTATGCTGCTGCTGTGCGCTCCATCTATCGTGATTCACTGGGTAAAATCATAGACGTGGTGAAAGGCACACAGCTGGAGGAGGGCACTCCTTTCTCTTTCTCTGAGTACGGATATACTGAGGAGGTACAGCCGATTCTCAGGAATATGTACAGCCGTGTGTACCAGACGATCAGGGAGGGTGTGGAAAAGGAATGGATGTTTGCCTCAGAGAATAATGATGAGCTGGTAAAGCAGATCTTTGGTGCAAGCTCCATTGAGGATAACCACTTTGCCAAATACTTTCTCAGGAACAGGGAGGCTATGGATGCTTTCTTTGCCAGGAAAACCCAGGGGCTGGATCTCTCACAAAAGGTATGGAAATACACCAGCCAATACAAAGGAGAGCTGGAGGGTACCCTGGATCTGGCTATAGGAGAGGGCACACCAGCCAACCAGCTTGCATCCAAGATCCAGCAATACCTACAGGATCCTGATAGGTGGTACAGGCGTTTCCGTATCAAGATCGGAGAGGATGAGGATGGAAATCCTATCTATGGGCGTGTATGGAAACGTAGGATCTTTGATAAGGAGGAGGGTATCTACAAATGGATCAATGACGAGCCTAAACACTACCATCCAGGTCAGGGCGTGTACAGATCCAGCTACAGGAACGCTCAGAGGCTTGCACGATCTGAAACCAATATAGCATACAGGGATTCCGACTTTGAACGCTGGCAACAGCTGGACTTTGTTGTGGGCGTGGAGATCAAGCTGAGCAACAATCACCCAGAGCCAGATATATGTGATGCCCTGAAAGGTATCTACCCTAAGACGTTCAAGTGGACTGGATGGCACCCTAACTGTAGGTGCTACATGGTACCAGTGCTGGCAACCCAGGAGGAAATGGATGATATGGTGGATAAGATCCTCTCTGGTGAGGAGCCTGGCAGTCTGTCTGTGACATCCGAGAACACCGTTTCTGAGGCTCCTGAGAGCTTTAAGAACTGGCTGGAGGATCCTAAGACACAGGAGAGGATGGCTAAAGCCCAGGAAAAGGGAACGCTGCCTTATTTCGTCAAGGATAACCAGGATCTGGTAAACAAGGTGCTCAATCCACCGACACCAGAGGAGCTACACCACCAGGCTCTGGTAAAGCAATATGGTGAGGAGGCAGTACAGAAACTCTATGATGCCTTTGATGCTTTCAAGGCTAAGATCGCTGGTGGTGATCTGGCTTACCAGGTGAAGAAACTCAAATTTGAGGCTCAATGGGTAGCTGATAAGAATAAGTTTCCGACATCCCAGGAAATGGCTAAGATGCTCCAGGAGGAGCTGGCAAAGGTAGAGAAGAAACTGGAGATCCAGACAGCTACCAACGATGCCCAGAGTGTCCTGGTGTATAAGAGTAAGAGCAAACCGCTGAAAGATCTCCAGGCACAGCTCCAGGAGGCTATAGCAAAGGGAGAGGATCCAGCCCTGATTAGAGACCTGACAGGAAAGGCTGCAACGAAGATCCAGGACATTGAGAAAGCCAGGCTCAAAAAGCTGGTTGCACAGGGTGGTGATGGATCCACCATAGATCTTTTCGCTACTGATGCTGAAAAGATGGAGGTTGCAAGGCTCCAGGCTGCTTATGATGATGCAATGGCAAAGCACGGATCACAATGGCACTATGCTGTAGATTCTGCCTACCAGACGCTGGCAGACTATAAGAAAGAGCTGGCTAAGAAATACCACTCCCACCAGGGAAAGATCCTGAAACTGAATGGTGAGACTGAGGAGAGTGCTGCTAAGGCTCTCAAAGAGTACCTGGAGGCTCCAGAGAATACCAGTGCTATGACACCTGTAGGCGGTAAATGGCACCTGAAAAGCTCTGAGCTGTCAGCAATGGAGCAATTCAGTAAGGAATATGGAATACCAGTGGAGGAGCTGGGACTGATCAACAGGTATTCTTACGGATCAAAGTGGATCAACCGCTATAGTTATGGGGTGATTGATGAGTACCACGGTGTTGTAGAGGATTACGGAGGATTATGCCCTAAGTTTATCCAGGCTTGTAACGCTGCTTTGGAAAAGATGCCAAGGTACCAGGGCACTGTATTCTCTGGTGTGAGCTTTGACACTGCCACACTTGCTAAGCACATCAAGACGCTCCAGGATTGCCTGTCAACAGGTCAGCCATACGTCAATAAGGCTCTGATGAGCTCCACCACCAGCATAGACACCACAAAGATCTTTGGTGATAACTTTATGTACGTGATCAAGTCAAAGCACGGAGCCGACATAAAGCCCATATCACACTACAGATCCGAGAATGAGATTGTCTTTCGTGCTGGTGCTAAGTTTAAGGTGACAAAGGTGTACCAGGAAACAACACAGCGTTTTGGCTTTGGAAAGGGCTGGGTTGTAGAAATGGAGGAAATATAAGGGAGTGTGCACTTTCTTCATACGATAAACTTCTTTCTTCAAGTGCACAAGAAAGGGAGGCTCTAAACCTCCCTACTCCCTTTCTCAAATACTTTTTCCCAATCAGTCTGATCACCAAATGGGTTAGGTGATTCACCAGGTAGATGCTCCTGGATCAGTTCTGCTTTCCACTGCTTGTAAGCGTCTGCCAGGCTCACGCTGGTATCAGCACGATCCAGATAATCCATGTGGAAATCTCTCTCATACTCCCATAATTGAGCTGCCAGAGGTCGCTCCTGATCTCCCTGGTAAGGGTTTTTGCTTTCACCCTTAAACCACCTGTAGTTAGAATAATCCTCTGTGATGCCAGAGAAAAATCCATGCTTATTCCAATCTTTTGCCATATTATATCCCTTGTGATTTTAATTTTAAGTCCTGTGCAAATATACCTATCATCCCACAGAGATCACTATATGAAATTTGCCCTTTCGATATATAGGCTGCTGCTGTCTCAGGATCAACTTTCAGGATGTTTGAAATGATGGAAAGGAGAGGAAAGCCACAAATGGCAAATTCCCTTGTTTCTCTTTTTCCGATAACTCCATTTCTCCTAACCTCTGACAACGCTGTTACTAACCTGGATCTATCAGTATCATTGAGATTCAGAATGCTTGCTGAATCATTGATCAACTCGTTTACTAAAATATCCATATCTCTTAGTGAAATTTTTGCCAGATCCTGAGCTGATCAATCATCCGAGGATCCAGGTACGTTAAAACCTTATCAATAAACTCCTGAGGGATTCCGAAACGAGCCTCTGCTATAGATCCTACAATGGCACCAATGGTATCACTGTCACCACCAAAGGAGATAGCCTTTCTGATAGCATCCTCAAAGCTGTATGAGTTACATACGATCTGGAGGCAGAGGGGAACAGTGCCCTGGCACGTCTCATCAAACTTACCTGGAGTAAACGCCTGATCCATAAAGCCAGGGTAATACTCCTCCATCGTCTTTATAAAATATGACAGATGTGTGTCACAGAAACGGAAATACCAGATAGCATGAGCCACTGCCACAGCTCCCTTGATGCCCTCTGGATGGTTGTGTGTCACGGATGCAGTCTTTATCGACCAGTCTATTACATCTTTCAGATCATCAAAAGCCCAGGCTACAGGGCTCACCCTCATTGCTGATCCATTACCAAAGCTGTTGTATGGTAGCGGATCATTGGAGGCTATCCATCGTGCAAAGCTGACACCATATCCACCCATCGGATGAGGATAGAGCCTACACCACTCCAGGAGCTTATCCTGAAAGCTCTCCAGAGACAGTATAGCATCAGCTATAGCCAGCGTACAGATCGTATCATCTGTGTAGCTATTCTGTGCTGTGAACAGCTCAAAGTTGTAATCCCTGGTGTTGTTAAACTCAAAACGTGATCCAATCACGTCACCAATAATTGCGCCTATCATCTTTTCTGTTTTTTAGTTATTACATTAGCACGTCTTATAGTGGCTTTCCTGGTTTTGTGCTCATCTTTCTTAGCCAGGCACTGCCAGAGCCATTCCTTACCAGCTCCGATCACCTCTTTGGGGATCTTATCATATATAGCTGCCACTGATCCAAAGTACCAGTTCTTTTTGCCCTGGTAGGGCTCATCCAGCAGCACGTGAATTACATTATTCTGTCTCATATCTGTGTTTACTAAACGCAAAATTACTAAATTATTTCCGAAATACCAAAGGTTTTGCAAAGAAAATGCAAAATTTACCAGGTTTATGCCTCAGTGGTAGCGTTTTCTTACGCAAAAGCTCCTGATCCTGTGCCAAAATGGTTGCTTGATCTTTGCCTTACAGGGCTTACCCTCTTTGTGGTGAGTGTGCCAGGATTCCCGATTGTATTGCCTGAGATCCAGGTGTGGGTTATCACTAACACGGACATCATAGTATCTCAACCTCTCTAATTGAGCCTCCAGCTCCTCTTTGCTGAAAGGTACCTCCAGTTCAACTATGTAGCCCACTGTCACCTCCTCATCATTCGATTCAGCAAAGTAATCCTCCAGGATCTTTGTTATTTTCTCCAGAGGCTGTTTGCTTTCACAGGCTATGATCTCAGCAAAGAACTGGATCTTATCCCTGTGTACTCTTTTGTATTGTCTTGTTAGCATCATATCACATCAATTAAGTTTTCCACGTACCCAGGTACTGAAAGTACGTCTGGGTTGCATTTACTTTATCCACCTCAAAGCCATAGCAACGATCCTCCCACTCTCCAGCTACAGAGATACCGAAAGTAGAGCCCATCGGATCATCCTTTCTCCTTACCAGCGTTTTCCTGATCTCAGAGTATGGAGTGTAGGATCCAGGAAACTTTTGCTTATATCGCTCTATATCCTCCAGGAGATCTGCCAGGTTATTCACAAACAGCATAGTTACACCTCCTTTTCTTTCTTGAAATACCAACCGACTACACAGTCTCTGCAATCCCAAATATCCATCAGCTTACAATCATCTATGATCGTTAGGTGCTTAGGCTTTGATACATAAACCATGTACACCTCATTAGGCTTTGCAAGATCGCCAAACTCCTCTACTGTCATACCTTTGCGAGGCGGTTTGTGACGCTTGTAACCTTGATTTTCCATGAAATCCACTATATTAGTAGTATAGTTGAAATTCACGCTGCCAGAAAGTGTAGCATGGCGTACTACCCTTATTACTGCCATACTCCAACGCCAATTAAAGAAATAGGCAATGGCTCTGTAAACACAATCCCTTACGTGTTTGTTGTATGGGTTTTTATTGAGATAAATATAATCCATTGCTATACCTCCTTTCTATCAAAGCTATTGCAAGGCTTACACATCCTGGATTTAGCGTAATAGATCACCTGATCCTTAAACCTGGGATGTAGGATCTTTTTACGTTTCAGAAAGCATACAGTTGATTCTCTCCAGGCATTGATAGAGGTTTTACCCTTTCCCCAGTGCTTACAATCCTTACATCTGGGATCATCCACACCCTGGATCTTATCCAGCTTAGCAGAAAAGGAGTTTATTGCCTTTCGCACCAGCAGCATATCATCCTCTTTCAGCCCTGGATCATCTATCATAACAACCTGGGTAGGTTGCTTATCCTCCAGAACAATACACAGACGTAATACGGCTTTCATTGATCACCTCCTTTCTCCTCTGATAGTATGGCTATTGCCTCCATTACACCGTCAAGCTGTTTCGATAGCTTACAAGCCTTTCTTTTCCACCACCACCTGGTGAATATGGATTTAGTACAGGCTTTATAGCTTGCATCAGCAAACTCACGTGCAATAGACAGGTACACATCAGCCATTTTCAATTTCATGTGTTCCCTAAAGCTCTTTAGAAACTGAGGTACAGGATCAAAGTCTGCCAAAGCATTGAAAGCAGCAGAAAGCTCATCAGCTGTTTCCTGAGAAATACCAGCACATACAGGTTTAAGATCCTCTTTGGTAAACATCCTCTGGTTCCTACACTGGAGTATGTACCGATCATCAGATCCGTTACGTTTCTCATCCAGGCCTATAGTGTACCTGGAGCATTGTTTTCTAACTGGGCATTTGTCACCCCTACATAATGTTGCCATATTATTACTGATTTTGATTTAACTTTGTTTTCTTTCGTGTCTCAGCTCTATGTGGAGCGTCATAGGCATTGTGGCATTTCTGGCACAGTGCTCTCAGATTGGATGGATCACAGTGCTCTGGAGTATGATCCAGGTGAGCTATAGTAAGCACCACCCTAACCGTCTTACCCTGGGCATTCTGCCTGTAGGTATGATTGCGCACACCACAGAACTCACAGCAGTTCCCAGCTCTCTCCAGGATTGCAGCCCTGATCTCCTGCCAGTTCTTAGGGTATCTGGCTTTGTTTTCTGGTCTTATCGGCATAGTTTACCTCCTTTCTGCTTTCGATATAAACCACGGTGTAAAGCAATAACATGGGCTTGATCCTACATTGCCCATCAATAATATTCACGTTTTCAAAAGCGTCCTGGAGCGTTTGAATGATCATGCCACTCACACAGTCACGCTTATCAATCCACACCTCAGTAACACCGTCTTTTTCGGTATAGAAACTAAGATGATCATCATTCTTATCTTCAAAAGGCACAGCTTTGAAGATCTCTATTACAGCTTTTGCTGCCTCCTGTTTTGTCACTTGTTTAATTTCTTTCATATCCAATCCTTAATAGTGTTTATATACGTTTGTGGTACATAGTAATTGAACTCTCCACGCTCCAGGGCTTGTATTTCGCTCTCCAGGGCGTTTGTTTTACATTGCCTTTCCTCCTCTCCGAAAGAGAATAGATCTGCTGCCACAGGCTCATTCTGTAGCCTTTTCAGCCTTGATCGCTTAGCTTTCAGTAGTGAGGCTGTCTTTGCCTGGATGTACTCATCACCCTGGAGGAGTGTCTGGGCACAGATCACCAGCTCTACCTTTTGCCTGGGGTGTGCTACCTTGATACGTGCTGCCAGATACTCAAAGTACCATTTCCATTTTTCAACGATCCACATAGGCAGTTTGTTTCTGTAGTAAACCACCTGATCAACGTGGCATCCTTTGTAAACCATGATCTTTACACAGATCTGGGGCTTTTCTAAAGTCTTAGCCATATCAGAATCTTATTTTTAGTTGTAACTCCTCAGGGTGTTTCTTATACCATTCCCTTTTGCACTTTATATTGTACTCTGCCATTTCCTGGCAACTGTCAGAGGGTGAAAAGCCAAACCGACAGTGCCACTCTGGAACGTCTGGAGATCCAATCGTCTTAGTGTACTCCCAGTGTGGGCATTCCTTACATTTTGGTTTCTTTGCCATACTCACATGATCTACAACAGAAACTTGCACCTGACACATACGCACCAGGTGCATACAATGATTGAGGCTCCCATACGCCAGGTTGTTTGAAATGAGTAAAACCACCACTTGCAAGACCACGGAAAAACATGATACGTCTTTTCTGTCTTTTGAATCGTGATATAACTCTGCTTTCAAGCTCATCCTGCCAGTATAGGCTCTGGATCTTTCTTTGCCATTCCTTAACGCTCTTAGGATCCGATGGTAAACCCTCACTTTTCAAGATCCTTATGAGCCTCTTTCTTTCACGTGCTTTTTTACTCATTCTTTTTCTACTTAGTAAATCCCAATTCTCTTTTACCCTCATTCACAGCCAGGTTAAACCGTGCCCAAAGATCCTCGCTCTTGAATATGATATGCAAGGTACCTTTCTTATAGCACCTGAAATTGAAGAAAGCACTCTCATGGAGGCTGGAATCACCTACCCTGACAAAGGAGATAGCCTTTTCCAGGCTCATATTGGTGTAATCCTCCGCTGTAGCCTCTCGTTCAAACTTGTAGCCTCCCATCTGGCTAAGTTTTTCCTTTCCTTGCTCTGATAGGCTGTTTAGGCTGTCATAGGAGAGCCCAGAGAGGAAACACATCACCTTATCAATATCCCTGTACTCATTGTACTTATTCCAATCAGCCTTATAGTGGCTACTCCAGGCACAATCCACGAAATAAGGCAGAACGATCTTTTTGTTTGCCTTGAACTGGCTGTTTGTTTTCCATCCCTCAGTGAGCTCAGTGTTATCCTTATGAAACCTGGTGAACATATCATACACATCCACCACAGCCTTTTTCAGGATATTCTGGCTATTGAGGCATACAAACTGGATCAGCTTAAAGATATTCTCCCTGTTAAGCTCATAGGCACCCTGAGCCTCGCAGAACTGATCAAACGTCTTTCTGAGGTTGGCTGTCATGTACTTATCCATACCCATGTTAGCAATGATCGCTTTCCAGGCTCTGGACTTAGCAGCATTCAGGAAAGCATTGTAAGCCGATTGCATATCATTGTCAGATCCTCGCATTTCTCTCATTTGCTCTCCTACCAGCTTGCTCACATCCTCAGTACCCATGAAAGCAGTAACATAGAAATCCAGCTTTTTACGTGCCTTGATGAACTCCACAGCAGCCTCCTTTGCCTTATCCCAGGCGTGTAGGTAATCTCCCAGCTTATCCACCACAGCGATCTCAGATCCAGAGGAAACAGCCTCTTTGAAATCAGGCACACCCTCTACCTTTGCACCATCCCCAAAGTCTATGTGCCAACGCTGATCCTCCACCTCTTTGTGCAGTCTCACCATAGCTACCTCCACGTTTGTCTGTCTGCTGGCACCTCTGAAACATTTACCCAGGTAATCCACAGATCCGTGCTCCTGGATTATCTGTGCCAGGAGCTTTCTCCTCTGGGTGTATGGGTTGCGGATCGTCTCAGCATTCAGGAGGCAGACCACATCACCAGTCCACAGTATATCCCAGGCGTGTAACAGGTGCTCATCACCATTGCTAAACGGTGGATTCATAACAATAAGATCAAAGGTGTGTGAGGGCTTGTAAGAGAGGA